TGCCATTGGCCTCGACCATTGCACAGTCAACAGGTAATCCACAATCCGCCTTTGCAGTTATTGAGACAGCTATAGGGTTGACAGACATACCCAATAAAGACGGCATCATGGCCAAGTTGCGCGAATCTATGGGATTACCTGACCCAGACGAAACGCCAGAAGAAAAAGCAGCGCGTGAACAATCACAAGCAGACCAACAAGCCAAGCAAAACGCCATGCTAGAGCGTAAAGCCAATGCTGAGATAGCAAAACTGGAAGCTGATGCACAACACGCACAAGCCTCTGCTAACTCGGAACAGATTACTGCACTAAGCGATAAGATGAACGCATTGCAAGATGTGATGAACGCAACAAAAGCCATGCTGACTAAGCCGCACATGGCCAAAGCAGCCGATGAGATAATCAGACAGGCTGATGACATTCTTAATTTACAGTCTAATCAACCACAACCACCCCAACAAATGCCTGTACAACAGGTTGACCCTGCTTTTAGCGGAGATATGCAGCAATGAGTAACGATAACGAAAGTTCAATCATTTTAACAGCAGCCGAGCAAGAAGGTTTGGACTTGCCTGATGATTTTGGCGATGAAATCATTACGTCAGACAGCGAAGGTCACGATGATTTTGCGATGGATGACGAAGACGAAGAAATTGAAGTCACTATTGATGATGAAGACGAAGCACCACAAGCACCTGAGCCTACACCTGAGCCTACACCTGAGCCAGTTTTAGAGAATACAGGCGTTGATTATGCCGATGTATTACTCGCAGCAACAACCAAGCAAGCTGAATTAGAAGCCCAATTAAAAGAATTGGCCGAAAGGTTTGATGATGGTGAGCTAGAAGATGCTGAATACAACATCGAAGTACGCAAGATAGAACGTGCTATTGCCCGTGTTGAAGCCAAGATGGAATTAGCCGAAGAACAAATTGAAGCGCAAAACGCAGCAGCCGAAGCGAACCAAGCCAAGTTGATGGCACAGTGGGAAAAAGAACAGATAGATTTTTTTGCTAAAGCAGAAAACAAAGTATTTGCAGAAGATGATGCACTGTTTAACTCACTTGATGCTCACGTTAAAAAGATTTTAGCGGCAGGTAATGTGCCGATTGCTGATGTACTCAGCACAGCAAAGCATAATTTACTAACAAGCATTGCAAAAGTGACTGGCCAAAAGCTACCCGATGCACCCAAGCCAAACGCTAAGGCAAAAGCACCACAGGTTGAGTTGCCGCCTACGCTTGGCAATATTCCTTCTGCTATTCCTAATGCCGATGGTGATGAGTTTGGTTATATCGACAAGCTATCAGGGCGTAAGTACGAGGACGCAGTAGCAAAATTAACGCCTGAACAACATGAACGCTACTTGTTAGGAACAAAATAATGGCTAAAACTTGTTCGACACTATATTTAAGTGCAAGAATAGGCGATAGAATACAAGTAGGTGATAGTATCATCGAAATATCTGAAAAATCTGGTCGCAGAGTGCGATTGGGGGTTATGTCATCACATAAGGTGACTGTATTTACTAATCCCTTGGCGCAAGAGTGCCTGACTGAAACCTCTAAAGGTGGAAATCATGGCACAGACCATTATCACGACAAGCGCACAGCAAACTAAAAAGAAGTGGGCTGGCGCACTATTCAATTCTTCTATTCCCGAATCGTATTGGGGTTCGCATTTTATGAAAGAAGGCAGTGCCGAAAGCGCACCTAATGCCCCAATTCATTTAATTACAGACCTTGAAAAAGACTCAGGTGATGAAGTCAACTTTGACATCTACGCTCAATTGACTGGCTCGCCTACTTACGGTGACGACAATCTTGAAGGCAACGAAGAATCTTTAACTCCCTACAGCGATAAAATCACTATCAATCAAGTGCGTAAAGCAACTGATAGTGGTGGTGAAATGACTCGCAAACGTACAACCAACAATCATCGCATGATTTGCCGAAACAAATTAACTGACTGGTGGTCACGTTTCTTTGATGAAGCCGTGTTTATGAATATCAGTGGTGCGCGTGGTTCTAATGCTGATTATATCTTGCCAACGTCTTCGACAGCAGCAATTGAAGGTCAAGCATTGGTAGCGCGTAGTTCGGCCAATATCATCTACTCAGGTGCAGCAACATCCAAAGCATCTCTGGTGAGTGGTGATAAGTTCAGCCTCACCTCTATCGACAAGGCAGTGACTAAAGCCGAGACCGAAGGCGGTGGTTCTGATGGTGTGATTCGCATTACCCCATTGCGTATGGATGGCGTGGACAAGTTTGTTTGCTTGATGCACAACTTCCAAGAGCATGACTTGCGTGTTACTACGTCAACAGGCCAATGGTTAGATATTCAAAAAGCCACAGCGACTAATAACGGCACTAAAAACCCGATTTTCACTGGTTCATTAGGTGAGTATCGCGGTGTTGTGTTGCACAAGCACAACAAGGTCACTCGTTTTGGTGATTACGGTGCAGGTTCTAACGTAGCGGCCGCTCGTGCCGTGTTTATGGGTCGTCAAGCAATGGTTGCCGCATTTGGTAGCCCTGCTAATGGCTTACGTTTTGATTGGGCGGAAGAATGGCGCGATTATAAGAATCGCTTAGGCATTGCGACTAAGTGTATCGTTGGCTTAAAACGCCCACAGTTCAACAGTAACGATGTTAATTCCATCGTTATTGATTCTGCTGCTGCTCAACCGTACTAATCGTGCGGTTTAACCTTATCTTAGTTCGGAGAGATTAACATGACAACTTATACGTCTGCTCAGTATATTGATACTGCACCGACTTCTTGCGAGGCTGGCGAAACCTTGTGTTTTCAAGCCTCGTACACGTTTGCTGCTGCCACAACTTTGGCCATTGGCGATATTATCAAGTTAGCTAAATTACCTGCTAATCACGTTTTGACTGACTTGCGCTTAGAAACAGACGCATTAGGTACAACGTGTGCAGGTAGTGTGGGCTTCTTAAATGCTGGTGCAACAGATATGTCGCAAGCAGTGATTGCGATTGGTTCGTTGGCTACTGCAACCATTAAGCGTGAAGACACTACGGCAGGTTTGCGTGTTGCTCCTGCGTCTAGTGGTTATACGCCTATTGGTATCAAAATCACCACAGCCAACACGGTTGATGCTGCATTGGGTGCGAAAATCACTATCACAATGAAGTATCGTCCAAAACAAAACATTGAGGTGTAAATCATGTTGATTGAGTGCTTGTTAAAGCGTGTTGGTGGTAGTGATATTTCATTTGGCCAAAACGTGCTAAGACAGGTGGTTTATAAGTTTCGACCCGTAGATGAGAAGGACAACACGTCCCCTCATCTATGCGAAATTGATAATAAAGACCACATTACCCGTTTGCTGTCTATCCGACCTAAAGCCTATGTTGAATATGTTGAAGGTCAGGGCGCACAGTTTGAAGATGAAGATTTTGAAAAAGCAGAGCCTACGGGTGATGTTGATGATTATTCTGATTCGATGTTGGCCACAATCAATCCTGATACCGTCTCTAATCGTTATGTTGAAGGGTTTGCGCGTCAAGTGTTGAACGTGAACCCAAAGGACAAGAAAGCAATCTCGGTTATCTACAAACAAAATACAGGCAAAGACTTAAAAACAACCATGTCGGCAACGGCAATGATTCGTGAGTGTTTGCGGTGTTTAGTAAATGATGCCAAAGATGCGCTTGATATTGCCAAAGCAAACGCAAAAGCGAGTGAATAATCATGCTATGTAGTGCAATTTTGGCGCGAGTCAGAAAGAAGTTAAACGACCCCAATGCTACGGCATGGACTGACAACTCCGACTTGATACCCGCGCTTAATGAAGCACTACAGGCATTGATTAGCTACCGACCCGATGCAGCATCATACACGGCTATGATGTTGTTGGTGGCTGGCACACGACAAACCTTGCCCAGTGATGGTGTAAGGTTGTTAAAGGTTATTCGTAATCGTGGACAAAGCGGTTTAAGTGATGCAGGTCGAGCGATTCGCAAGGCTGATATGCTTGTTCAAGACGCGCTTATTCCTGATTGG